CAAAACTTCAACTTGAGAAAATGATAAATCTGCAAAAAGAACTTGCAGATGAATATTCAAAAAAACTAAATAAAAAACAACAGAGAAATGACTACAGAAGATCTAAAAAAGATTTGGAACAATAAAGAAAAGATTCTTGAAGGTTTCAAAAATGCAATCATTAAAGATGAATATGTTGAATCTATTGCATCTATTAGAAATGAAATTTGTAAGGGATGTGAAAAATATGATACACAAGGATCATCTTGTTTAGTACCTGGAACACAACCTTGTTGTGGAGAATGTGGTTGTTCCTTACATCTTAAACAACGTAGTTTAACATCATATTGTGATTTAGGAAAATGGAACGCAATAACAGAAGAAAACGAGAATTAAGAATCAAAGAATTTTATAGTCGCAAAAGAGTGGATTATAAAAATCTTGATTTAGAATATTTAACATTTAATAAACTATTCAAAACTGATACTGTTAGTTTAGTTGATATAAATAATTATACCACTACTATTACTGGAAACTCTTATATTACAACAACTAATACAGGTATAACTTATAATAATTTTAATAATTATTCAATATATCAAGAAACAAAACTTGATGTAAAAAAACGTATAAGTAAGTTATTTTTAGAAGAGTACCATAAAAGAAATCAGATTGAATCAGATAATTATGAAACATTAAAACAAATGCTTAATTCTGAATTAGATTGTGATATCGAATTGGCATGTAGTATTATTGATACTTATCCAGAATTTGAATGAAAAAAACTAAAATTTATATAGAGAATGATTATATATCTTTTACAATAGTTCATGTCACTATAAAAAAGAAAACAAAAAATACAGCGATTGTAAATGAAAATGGTGAAAAGGTAATGATTCCTGTAGAATATGAAGTAAAGGGTAAAACTCTATACTTAAATTATTCTTGTAGAATTGATGCAATTTCAGCAATATCTTCTCATATAAATGATAGAAATCAAGTGGTAAAATCTAAGTGTATAATCTTTGATAGATATAGTGGTAGAGATTACCTAGTCAATAATTCTGTAGATGAAGTTAAAAGTGCAGTTATTAAACAAAATAAAAAAATGGGTTATTAATATGGCAGTATTTTTTAGAGCAGAAGACCACTCTTATAAAAGTGTTAATTCTGAAGATAATATAAAATGGATTAGTGTTACATCATTTGTATCAAAATTTAAAGAAAAGTTTGATCCAATTATTGTTTCACAAAAAGCTTCAAAAAATAAAAAATCTAAATGGTATGGAATGACACCAGAAGATATACAGAAAGCTTGGTCCAAAGAAACAGATAGAGCACTTACATTAGGTACATGGTATCATAATGAAAGAGAATCTGATTTGTTAAGTCTTGAAACCTTAACGCAAAGTGGGGAACCTCTAAAAATTATTAATCCAATTATTGATGAAGATGGTATTAAATATGCACCAGAACAAAAATTAGAGAATGGTATATATCCTGAACATTTTGTTTATTTAAAATCTGCAGGATTATGTGGGCAATCTGATAGAGTTGATGTTATAAATGGTGTGGTCAATATAATTGACTACAAAACAAATAAAGAAATTAAAACAGAAGGATATAAAAATTGGGAAGGTATTACTAAGAAAATGTTATCACCTGTTGCTCATCTGGATGACTGTAATTTAAACCATTATAGCCTACAATTGAGTTTTTATATGTATATTATACTTAAACACAATCCTAAATTAAAACCAGGGAAAATGAGTTTACATCATGTGATTTTTGAAGATTCTGGAACAGATGATTTTGGAAATCCAATTAATAAACTCGATGAAAATAATAATCCTATTGTAAAAGAAGTGGTGGTATACGATATCCCATATATGAAGGATGAAGTAATTACATTGATTAAACATCTTAATGATAACCGTGATTTTTTAGTATAGATATGAGAGAACGTAAAAACGATATAAAATATTTATTGCAATTAAATGAAGAGCAAAAAAAGGCAAAAGCAGAAATCCTTAATAGTGTAATTAGTGCTATATATGGTGCTGCTGGTTCTGGTAAATCATTATTAGCTGCTCAAATAGCATTAGATCAATTATTTTTATATGAAAAGAAAATAATTATAATTAGACCAGCTGTCACCGCACATGAAGATATTGGTTATTTAAAAGGTTCTGCAGATGAAAAGATGGCCCTATTCACTCAACCAACACATCAAAATATGTATAAACTTTATAACAAAGACAAGATTGATAAAGAGATTACTGCTGGTAATATTATTATCATTCCTGTTGGTTATACTAGAGGCTACACTTTTAATGACTGTACAGTAATTGTTGAAGAAGCACAGAACTTAACTTTCTCTCAAACAGAATTATTATTAGGAAGAGTGGGTAAAGATAATTGTAGAATGATACTTTGTGGTGACTCTGCTCAAATTGACTTAAAAAATAAAAAAGATTCAGGTTTTGATTTTATTTGTAAACACTTGAAAGATATAGAAGGATTTTCTGTAATTAGATTAAAAGCAAATCATAGACATCCAATTGTAGAAAATGTATTAGAGATATTTAAAAACTACGCTTAATGATTGTAAAACTATTCGATATAGAGAATGGTGTTGTAAAACCAACAGAACACTGTTTCGTAATTAAATTTTTAAAGGATATCATGGAGACATATCCAGATGAGTATTTGACAATTTATGCTTATCTGTTTTATATGACATGTCCTAATAATGATATAAATCCTTTTTTTAATCTTCCAGAATCTGAAAAGGAAGATATAATTCTAGAGCAAATAAATGCTGAGTTTAGTACAGAAGATTCTTTAATTCTTGATGCTATAAAGATGTGTGAGAAATTATATGAAACTCCCACTTCAAGAGCATATAATGGGATTAAAATTGCTTTAGATAATATGGCAACTTTTATGGCAACAGAAAAACCAACATCTGGTAGGGATGGTTCTGCATCTGCCTTATTAAGAATTGCTGAAAGATTTGATCAAGTTAGACAATCATTCAAAGGTGTCTATAATGATTTAAAAGATGAACAAAAAAGCCACGTTAGAGGTGGTATAGGACTATCATATGATCAAGAATAATATGCAAAAAGAAATTTACTACAGTTGGTTATTTCAATATAACCCTTATGAAAAAGCATGGTATGCTTTTGAAAGAGAAAATTTTACACAATATTTCTCAGATAGAGATAATACAAAATATTTAAAAGGATCATCTATTGATGAACTTATAGAAATCATTGATATGATTGATGGATAGTTATTTAGAAATACCCACTTATAATAATGGTGATTGGGAATCTACAATCTTCTATACAAAAGAAGGTTTTTTAGATTTTATTAAATCTTTATTTAAAGAACCTGGTCAATATGAATTTGATGAAACCTCATTAGTATTTAATGAAGAGGCTCGTAAATTTAATAAATTACAATTCTATTGTTCAGCACCATATAAAAGTAAGGATTTTAGAAATTATTGGGATGATCAAAAGAATAAGTGTAGAAATGGTGTAATATATAAAAGTGGAGATAAGACATGGTATCTCACTCGTGATTATTACATGTGGCTTAATTTCCTACCAATATTTGATAAGGAACAAAATAAATTTGGATTTGCTAAAGTACGTGATGCACAATATCATATGGCATTATATGAATTACTTGCTGAGTTAAGTAATAAGCATTGTGCTATTTTAAAGAAACGTCAGATTGCTAGTTCTTATTTTCATTGTGCTAAACTTATAAATCAAATATGGTTTGAAGAAGGGGTGACATTGAAAGTGGGTGCAGAACTTAAAGACTATATAAATGATAAAGGTTCTTGGGCTTTCTTTAATGAATATAGAGATTTTTTAAATTCTCATACTGGATGGTATAGACCGTTTACACCAGATAAAACTCTCAACTGGGAACAAAAGATTCAAGTGAGAGAAAATAACCAAAACAAAACTAAGGGTTTAAAAGGAAGATTAATTGGATTATCTTTTGAAAAGAATCCAACAAATGGTGTAGGGGGACCTTGTAAATACTTCTTTCATGAAGAAGCTGGTATTGCTCCTAAAATGAATGTAACATATGAGTTCATTAGACCAGCATTAAGTTCTGGATTTATAACTACAGGTACATTTATAGCAGCAGGATCTGTGGGTGATTTAGATCAATGTGAACCATTAAAGAAATTAATATTATATCCAGAATCAAATGATATCTATGCAGTAGATACAGATCTAATTGATGATAAAGGTACTTTAGGTAAATCTGGATTATTTATACCTGAGCAGTGGTCCATGCCACCATATATAGATAAGTATGGTAATTCACTTGTACAAGAAGCTTTAGAAGCCCTAGATAATCAATTTGAAATTTGGAAGAAAGAATTAGATCCTGAAGAATATCAACTACGTATTTCACAAAGACCTAGAAATATTGCAGAAGCATTTGCTGCAAGAAAAGAATCTAAATTTCCACCACATCTTGTCACTAATCAAATTAGAAGAATAGAGGATAAAGAATATGGTTATGAAATTATTGACTTATCTAGACAAGAAAATGGTATAGTAGCCACTAATTCAAATAAACTTCCTATTAAATCATTTCCTATTAGAAAGAGTGAAGATGACAAAGAAGGAGCATTAGTGGTGTGGAAAAGACCTGCAGAAAATCCAACATTTGGAATGTATTATGCATCTATTGACCCTGTATCTGAAGGAAAGACAACTACTTCAGAATCATTATGTTCTATATATGTATATAAAGCTCCAATTGAAGTGATCAAAGAAACACCAAATGGTAAAGAAACATACTATGAAAGAGATGAGATTGTTGCAGCATGGTGTGGTAGATTTGATGACCTAAGAAAAACTCATGAAAAATTAGAGTTGATAATTGAATGGTATAATGCCTGGACAATTATTGAAAATAACGTTTCTTTATTTATTCAATATATGATTGAAAAAAAGAAACAAAAGTATTTAGTACCAAAAAGCCAGATATTATTTCTAAAAGATTTAAATGCAAATGCTAATGTATTTCAGGAATATGGTTGGAAAAATACTGGAACATTGTTTAAATCACATTTACTTTCTTATTTAATACAGTATATTAGTGAAGAAATTGACCATGAAACAAAAACAGATGGTACAATTGTTAAAACTACATATGGTATTGAGAGAATTCCAGATATTATGGCAATGAAAGAAATGCAAGCATATCAAGATGGATTAAACGTTGACCGTTTGGTTTCTTTAGCTGCATTAATAGCTTTTGCTAAAATCCAATCATCTAATAGAGGGTATACAAGAAAATATGAAAGAGATAGATCATTAGAATTGGAGAATTCAAATAATTTATATAAATTAAATAATAACCCTTTTAAGTTTATAGGAGGCTCGAAATCTGCATTTTCAAATATTAAATTTAAACGTAATCCATTTAAAAACTTTAG